TTGCAAAAGCCCTAAGCACAGCCAGAACAGCAATGAGTGCTGTTAATCGCGGTATTGCTTTTGCTAACGCATTAAAGAGCGGTAATCCATCAAGGGTGTTAGGTCAAATGTCAGGGCTTGCGAATGACGCAGTGAAAGCCGCCAATGCGTTAGGGATTGACACGAGCGGGATATCATCTGATGACCTGAAATATGTTGCTAATCTAAGTAAATCAGGGCAGGAGATGTATAATATTAGCAACGTCGCCAAAAACATGAACGCAAGTAATATCGAACAGGGTTTACAGGCAATGGGCGGGAGTATGCAAGCAGCTAACGATTACATGAGTAGCGTTAGCCCTTGGTACTCGGAAAATATTTCTAATGCGGTGGCTAGAAAATGAATGAAATTGCTTACTATATTCACCACGTAACCACGCAAGATGACCGATTGGACTTGATTAGTTTTAAGTATTTCGGTAATGTTAGCATGATTAGCGATATTGTTGCCATTAATCCAAACCTGCCGCTAACTGATACGCTGCCAACAGGATTAACGGTCAATGTCCCTGTTTATAAAACAACAAAATTAACGACACAGGCAAAACCAGCATGGCTAACATAAGTCTAGTACCTGCGCTTAATATTAACTATAACGGAAAAAGCACTGGGCGCGATTTAACTGACAGCCTGATAAGCTTTGATTATCAAGATAACATTAGTGACAGAAGCGACACGGTGAGCATTACGTTCGAAGACGTTAGCGGCTTTTGGCGTGATAACTTGCCAGATACAGGGGCAACCTTAGATATTTCATTCGGTTACGAGGGTTCATTAGTTGATATTAATAACCTGTTTGAAATTGACCGCATTAAATATACAGGGTCGCCAAGTGTTGTGACCTTGTCAGGTAACGCAGCACCAAACCAAAAACAGCTACGCACCCGCAATAGTCAAAGCTGGGATAATCAAAGCTTACAAAGTATCATTAAAGCCGTTGCTAAACGCACAGGGCTTGCAACAGATTTACGCTTTAATGATATTCCCCTAGATTACACAGCACAAGATAACGAAACAGACCTTAACTTTTTGATTCGCTTGTGTGACGAAGCCGACCTTAATCTAAAGCTGAATAACAATACGATTACATGTGTGCCGATGTCAGATTTAATGGCACAAAAACCATTTTACACAATACCAGAAGACGTATTGATTAGCTGGGATGTTGATATTGATTTAGTAGAAACGGTTAAAAAGGTTGAACGCAGAAAGCACGACACCACAACAAAAGAATTAATTGTTTATGCTGTTGATGATAAAGGCGGTGTTATTCAGACAGGCACAACAAAAGCTGCACAAACCACAAAAAACGTTAAGCGCGAAATTGCTAGACAAACCCATGCGGCAGCAACAAATGCCGATTTAGCCCGTGCAAATAGAGACCGCAAACGCATTAGCTTTCGCTGTTTTGGTATCCCTGTTATTGCGGCAGGGCGCGTTATTTCGTTGGTTGGTATGGGTAAAAATGCCACGTCATGCTTAGTGCAAACAGTAAATCATACTATTGATAAAAGCAGCGGATATATCACATCCGTGGAAGGGTGGTTATTATGATTAACAGCGTTATCGGTATTGTTAAGGAACGAGACCCAGCGACATATAGAATCCGTGCCACGCTTCCTGAATATGACGGAATGGTCAGCCCTTGGTGTAATGTATTAGCAGCAAAAACCGCGCTAGATAAACACGCAGCTTTACCAGATATTGGCGAGCAAGTTGTTATCTTATTAGAGTTAGACCTAAACCGTGGTTTTGTCATTGGGGCGGTTTATAGTAATGTTGATACAGTCCCAACAACAGACGGCGATACTACTATAAAAAAATTCAGCGATGGTGCGTATGTTGCTTATAACCGCAAAACGCATACCATGACAGTATTAACCAGCGGTACAATTAACGTAACAGCCAGTGTTATTAATATAACGGCAACAAGCACCCATAACGGCAATATAACCGTTAATGGTAATGTTAGTATTAATGGCGACCTTAGCACAAGCGGCAACGCAACTGTTGGCGGCAATGCAAGCGTATCTGGCGCAATCAGTGCAGCAGGGGGTATTACTGGTAGCGGCGGACTATCATTTGAAGGTCATAAGCATACTGATAGCCGCGGTGGTAGTACCAGTACGCCGCATTAGCATTTTTTAACATCGGTTAAAATACACAACCCCCTTGCTCACGCGATACTAACAGCATGAGCAGCACTATTACCCAAACCTTCATTCTTGCTAATAATGGCATCACCAGCAAACCCTTAACAGGTAGTGAGCTGGTGTTGAGTGTCGCTCAAAATATTTCAAATATTTTAACGACGATACAGGGTCAAGACCGCCTTCGCCCTGATTTTGGTTCTCGTGTTATCGACTGTTTAGATAAGCCACTGCAAAAAGCAAAACTATGTGTAATTTCAGCGATTGCCGACGCTATCAGCAAATGGGAAAAGCGCGTTAGCCTCCTTAAAACCGAGGTGGCCAGCACTGATAATAGTGGCTTAATCGTAACAATAAGCTGGAAACTGTTATGAGCATGCCGCAAGCTGTAACTGAGAGCGCTTCTGTTTTACTACAGCAAGCAACAGATTATCTGGCAACGCAAGGGGTGACTATCACCCCAGCAAGCACCGAACAATTGACGTTAAACGCCGCGTTATACGCCTTACTACTTGCCAATATTCAAACGAATTACGCTTTGAATCAGAATTTTTTAGCGTATGCGCAAAACGTATCCCTTGATAACCTCGGCAGCTTGGTCAATTGCAACCGCTTAGACGGTGAAAGCGATGAGGCTTACAGGGCGCGTATACCGTTAAGCCTAAAGGCATTATCAGCAGGCGGGACAGCGGATTATTACAAGTATCACGCACTTGCAAGCAGCGGCACGATTATCGACGCAACCGCTGTTATGACTGTTGCGGGAACAGTACAGGTTACTATTCTAAGTGCAACAGATACCACGGCTGCCGACGATTTATTGTTAGCAACCGTAACGTTAACAAGCGATTCAGTGCGAAGCTTGTGCGATACCATTTTAGTACAAAATGCCAGCGCGGTTACTTATAGCGTAACTGCCAATATTACCCCACAAGTCGGTGTATTGTTTGGTGATGCGCAAGCTGCTTGTGTGGCTGCAATTAACGCGCTAAATGCTAGTTGGCGCAAGTTAGGGCAAGACATCATACCAAGTCAGATTATTGATGCTTGTCACAAGACAGGCACAGTTAGCCGCGTCGAACTCACTAGCCCTGCCTTTCTTGCGGTTGGCCAATCAGCCTACCCCAGTGCAAGCACAATCACGGTGGGCGCGTTATGAATAACCTTCCTTTAGCGGTTAGCAGCAACCCTACCTATAACGCATTTGTTACGTGGTTCGAGCAGCAAACACAAGTCAATGTTGTTAATTTAATGCCGACGCTTATTGATATTTGCCCAGCGGCTTACTTACCTTATCTTGCGCAAAACTTTGGTATTTATGGTGAGCCGATATGGGAGTTATGCGAAACCGACGAACAGAAACGCAACGCGATTAAGTCGGCTGTCAGCTATCACAAGTTGAAGGGTACACCGCAAAGCATTAAAAACATGTTAGCAATTTTCAATCAAGGTGACGCGGTGATTGAAGAAGACTTTAATAATTTTACCAGAAACGGTGTTGTTACACGAAACGGCTTAAATAACCACGGGCGCACATCTGGTGGGTGGGCGCAATGGCGTATTACGTTGAACAATCCTATCACGATAGACCGCGCGCAAAAGCTGTTCACTGCATTAAAGCTAACAGCCCCTGCGCGTTGTCAACTGGCAATGATTAATTACCAACAGGCTGCAAACAGACATAATGGCGCAATTTTCCGTGACGGGAACAACACGCGCGGGTCTGTTGCCCAAAATTTAACAGGAGCTTAGTAAAAAAATGGCAACTTTACCAGAAACCGCCAAGTGGGAAGATGGTATCTACCAACTAGAGGCAACCGACCCTGTTCAAGGTGGACAGGACGGTATTGATAACTTACAAGGCAAGCAGCTTGCTAACCGTACAGCTTACTTAAAACAGCAAGTCGATACTGCAAATACAGGGTTGGCAAATCATATAGCAGCAGCAGACCCGCACCCGCAGTACACCACCGCAGCAGAACTTGAAGCCAGAATCGCGGCGCTAGTAGCGTCTTCACCCGCTGCATTAGACACACTTAACGAGCTTGCAGCCGCACTTGGCAATGACCCGAATTTTGCAACAACAGTAACTAACGCTTTAGCGACAAAAGCCCCATTAGCTTCCCCAGCATTAACAGGCACACCAACAGCACCTACAGCAGCAGCAGGGACAAATAATACTCAACTTGCGACAACTGCTATGGTGCATTCAGCAATCACTAATGACTTACACGTTACTGGTTCTGCTCCAATGTATGCTTGTAGGACATGGGTGAATTTTGATGGTACAGCATCGTCTCCAACACCTAGAGCGAGCGGTAATATCAGTAGCCTCACAAAAAACGGAACTGGTAATTACACAATTAATTTCGCTACTGCCATGCCTGATGCGAATTACAATATAGTATGGGGTAACGACACCGATGACTCTACGATTTCTAATTTTTCATATAGCAGTACTGCCGCATCCAGACAGCTAGGCTTTATTAGTTCTGAAAAAACAACATCTTTATGCAAAATATATTCAGGTTATAACAATCCATCATCAAATTCTTCAGGTAGATTAGATTTCAAAGAAATAAATGTAGCAATATTCAGATAAGGAAAACAAAATGGTAGTAATTTATGAAAATCCAGACAAGTCAATATCGGTATTAATACCAACACAAGAAGCACTAAGTTTTGCCACTATCCAGCAAATCGCTGAGAAAGATGTTCCCCATAAT